CTATCAACATGGACGCGGTGCCGAACAACGACAGCTCCTCGTACAAGACGTGAAGCGCATTGTAGAAATTCGACTTGTTGAAGATCATGCGCATCAGGTGTTCGGTCTGGTAGAGCCACTCGCGCACGGGCTGGTAATCCATCATTGCCGGATCGGGTGTTGCCAGCCGGAACCACGGACGCGCCGGAGACGTAATACCGGACATCATGCCGGCCACCAAAGTGCGCAGCGCTACCGTGCCCGTGTTGTCGTAGATGTCGTTGTACTCGCTCGCGCTGCCGTCATTGCGGTCGGTCGCAAAGAAACGACCACGACGCGGCACGATATATTTGGACAGGTCTTTCCAATGCGCGATGAAGGACTCGCGTTCCTCTTTGAGCATCCCGTAACGGCGTTCATAGGACTGACGACGACCCCTCGCCGTTGTCATATCTATTCTGCTGTCGGCCATTAGCTATGCCCCCAGCAGCATCCTTCGACGCAACCGTGGTAGCCTCGTTAAACCCCGTGAGCCGCCCACGTTGGCAATGGTCGAGGCTAACCCCCTTGCTCTCGATGCGCGTTCCTGAGTGGCCTTGCGTCTCTGCTGTATCTCCTGTGCTACGTCAGGGCCGGCAGGATCTTCCAGCGGTGTGGGTGCGGGGTCAACCGAGGCAACCCTTTGCTCTTCCGCGCGAGTTATCCCTGAAGATATTCCTCGTGAGATCGCCCCCGAAATGTCAGGCGCTTTAGGTGGATTGAGTACGTTGTACGCGGTTACCCCCGTCGACACAGCGCTTGCAACATTGCCTGCTATTTTTAAACTTTGGATGGGGTTTGCCTTAATAAAGGAAGCTGCTTTAGAACCGGCAAAAAGATTGATACCGCCCACTATTGCTGCTTTTTTAAGGCCCTGACCAACTGATTCCCCCCGAATAATAGAGCTACCCGCCGATACAGCTAACGCCGCCGGCAAACCGACACCCGGTATGGCGGCAATGACATAAGGCGCGTATTTGACAACCTTGTTCAGCACCGCGCCAACGCCACCGCCCCACGGCTCCTTGGTTTGCTGCTGTCGGCCTTGTTCGCGAATGGCCCAGTCGTATGCCTGCGCGGCAAACGATTTACTCAGCCCTTCGGGAGCAGTACCCGTGGCAAGGTAATCGCGCAGCAATGCCGCCTGCGCCGGGTTTTGGCCCAGTATGTTTTTGCTGGATCGAAGATCGCGAAGGATGGCTTCGTTGCCGCCGGTCGTTACGCCTTTCTGAACAGCCTCCCGCTGGAACCTGTTAAGAAATTGTCCTTCCGCAATAATGTTCGATTCGTTGAATCCGTAAAATTTGGAAACGAATCCGGGTTCGTCGTATTGAATATCTTTCGCCGAAACAAAACGGTCGCCCGGATTATCCGGGTTGGTGTAACTGGCGCTGTCGAAATAAACTCTAGGCATCAGTACCCCGAACGCTTAGCCTGACGTGTCGCCTTTTTCTTTTTACGGATTCCTTTCTCAGCGCGCGCAGCCGCAGCCCGGCCGGCCTTCGTGTACGGATACTTCTTCATCTTTCCCCGCACCTTTACTGTTGGCATGTGACCCCCTAGCGTTTCCGCTTGGCTTTGCTTTTTTTGACGGCCGTGTCCGCCCGCATAAACTTCTTTCCAACCTTTTTCGGAATACCCAGCGTCGAGCGACCGGCCGCTGCCGCAGCCATTGCCCGTCGTTGTCTTTCCGTTTTGCTTGGCATGGGGGCGAACGCTAGAGGATAGCGTCCCAGAAATCTACAAGTATTCCGCGATAAGGTACGCCGGGCTGAAGGTCACCTTTGGGTAGTAAGGTACGCCGCCGCCTTTAACAGGGCGGCGGCGGCGTACCTTTTGACCTAGGGTCGGCAAGGTCATTCGGTAAGGTCCGCCGCTGTGGCAGACCTTATTCACCGGGGGGAACGTCTATTTATTTCTGAACGCGCGGTCGAAGCGGGCGACCGGATCGTACTGCTCGCGCCGCACTTCATACGGGTGCTGCTGGTCGGGGAACGCCGAAACCGTCGGCCCCACGGGATGCGCGAAGGTCAGGGCCAGCGCATCCGCGTAATCCGGCGAGGCATCATCGCCCAGCCGCTTCACGATGTCGTCTTTCGGCTCCAGCAGGATCTGATTGTTCCTGTGATACCCAAACTCCATCGCGACCAGCTCATGCTCCAGCCCGTTATCATCCTCAATCGCGCCGCCGTCCACGAGCCAGCTCTTCAGCTCCCCGTACATGTGCGCGCGCATGTTGTAAAAACGTGAGCCGGGGGCTGTTCGCGTGGCGAAATTGACCTCCAGCACGTCCAGCCCGAGCTGCCGGCACCGATCGACCACACCACCACCCACGCCGCCGCCATCGATGAATATCGCGCCGATGTTATGCTGCCCCAGCTCCTGTGAATACAGCGCAATTTCGTCCGCAAGCTGAGTCGTGCTGTAATTTCTGAACACTTTTGGGCGCAAAGTGCGCGCGTCTCGTCCCCGGCGCGTGACAATAATCGACCGGTGCGCGCCAAAACGCGCAACGTCGACACCGAGTATCCACGGGTTGTAGTCCTCGCTGTACGCTTCCGCCTTGCGCGCCTGCTGTACGAGATGTCTCGGAATGAATTGCACGTCGCCGGCACTCGGCGGCAGCCCGCGCACGCGCACCCTGAAAAAATCGCTCTCCTCCCCGTGCTCTTCGGCCCATCGATTGAGCAATTCCTTGTTGGTCATCTTGCATTCGCGCGAGTCGATCGACCGCGTCGACCACCCGGTGCGCCGCCGCCCGAACGTTATCTCGTGGAAGAAGCCCGAGTTTTTCGTGGGGTTCCCAAAGCAATGCACCTGTGGCTCGCCGTCGGTCAGGCCGCCCCGGGACACCGCCTCGATCGCGTCCGGCACGCCACTGGCTTCGTCAAAAATATAGAACGGCGTCGAACTCGCCGCATGCAGCCCGGCGAACGCGTCGGAGTTTTCTTCTCGACACGTCTGGCCGTCGACGCGCCAGCTATCCGGGGCCGAGGTGCGGTAAATGCTCAGGGTCTGGCCGGCGGTCACCGTAAACCAATGACCCGTGATGCAGCGCGACCGCCATTTACCCAGCTCGCCCCATGTCTTGGTGCGAAGCTGCGGGTAGGTCGTAGCCGTCACGACGCCTTTTGCGCCGGGGCGTGTCGACATAATGAAAAGGATGAGCCATGCGACTAGCGTGGACTTGCCGATACCGTGGCCGGACGCCGTGGTCATCTGAATAGGCAAACACGGGGTCACCCCATCGAAGTTTCTCTGCGCAATTTGCGCACCCAGTTCCTCCAAGTACGCGCGTTGCCACAGGTCCGGTCCCGCGAAGCCAGCGAGCTCGCCCCGGGTCCAGTCAAACGCGAAGAGCACGAAGCCGAGAGGGTCGGCGTAGAAGTCCGCGCAGGCGTCAGCCAGTTGCTGCTCAGGCGTCAGGACCGCCATATCAGTGCAGCAGGGCGTCGTCGTCAGAGATCACGTCGTCACGGGCCTTGCGCAGGCGCTCACGCCCAGCCACGAGCCTGTCAGCCAGCTCTGTGTGCCCGGTGTGTTTGATCTCCTGCCGGTCGCGAAACTTGTCAGGTCGCCGGCCCTTGAGCAAGAAGATCAGCAGCACATCGCTGAACCTCTTCACCTTGCCGACGACCTCGCCTCTGTAATACTGGTCCTCGTCCACCCCAACAATCGCACGTCGTCGCGCCTCATCCTCAAGCGTGTCGCTGCCCGCTTCGACCGCTGCCGCCACGTCTGCCTCAAACTCAGGGTCACGCCTGCGTAGTGCGAAGAACACGCTGCGGTTGCGTTTTAGCGCCTCGGCGGCGTGGCTATATGAGAATCCCAGTTTCAGGTGTTCGCAGAAGGCATGCTTCTCCTCCTCCGTCAGACTATCTTTACGCTTCTTTGACATGTTCACCTCCAATCGTTTCGTTCACTCTGGTCAGTTCCTTCTGGACGGCTTTCAGTTGGCGCTCCAGCAGCCGGCGCTGTAGCTGCGCTTGCCGCTGAAGTGCCGCCCGGCTGCAGGCTAGACGCCATGCGTGACTGCTCATTACCACCCGCCCTCCGTACGCTTCTTCCACGTTTTGTGCTGGATGATATCCCGCGCGGTCGACCACGGCACCTCAAATTTGCACGCGATCTCACGTATGGTGAGACCGTTCTTCGGCAGGTGCAATTCGCGCATAAGCTCTACGTCGTGCGCATCCAGATATGTGCGATAGTGCTGCTGGCCGCGTTTGCGGGCATCAGGTGCCTCCGCGCCCCCCACATTTTTTTTGTCGAGGCACAAGGGTGCGCTCTTGTACTTCATGGCGCATCCACCCAGTTCGCAGTGTTCGAGAAAAGAGTCGCGACACCATTTAATACGCGTGCCGCTCTGCGGCGCACAGCGTATGTTATATAGACACACAGCGTGTGTATTGCTTTTACTATGCGTTTCAGCAAGTTACAACACACCGTGTAACCCCACGAAAAGACACCGCGTGTCATACGAATCAATGCCTTATAAACAACCAACGGGACCGTCACCAGTCTGATGAACAGCGGCCACAGGTCATCTGCGCATTTCTCGCACGCATTGATGAAGAATAACGCGCAATCGCAGAAAGCGTCGCGCAAAACGTTCCAGATTCTAATCATAGTGAAATCTCCTCATGCTCGTTGATCACGAGCTGCCGTCGATCACGGCCGTTATGGCGATGGTCAATGAACGCCACGCGTCCGCGTAGCAGCAGCCTGTCCATCGCGCTTTGCAATTTAACTTGCGTCGTGCGCCGGCCATCTGCTCTGGCGAGCGCTGCAAGTTTCTTCGGGGCGTAGTTGCCCGCATTGATTGAGTCGGACAGCGGCTCATCGCGGTTGATACAGCCGCGCGCGAGCTCAACGAACAGGCCATCCACGAGGTCATCGTTGACGGCGAGCACGTCCTGCACCACCTCGTCGTCGGTGCGCACGAAGGCTCCGTCGTGCCATAGCAGCTCAAGGCGCGGTCCTTTGTCGTCC